CCATCACGTTTTGTTTTAAAATTCTCATAAATTCCAGATGTATCTGCAGTCGGATACTTTCTACCTTTCGTATTATCTTTAAAGGCTAAGTATCCAGCACCAGCGATTCTTCCAAGAGCTGCAACACCCCCAGCCATTCGCTGTTTAGCTTTCATTTTAGAAAGTTTTAAGCCTGTTTGTGCTCTAAGTTCTGTCTGTTTGACACTACCAACAGATCTAATACCTGCTTTAGTTACCGCTTCTTCTGCTTTCATAGCCATCTGCTTTTCAGCAGAAGCGTTGTTCATTGCTGTTTTTGACAGCATCGCATAGTCAGGGCCAGTCTTACGTGCAATAGCAAAAGCCTTGTCTTGAGCATCTACAGCAGACTTAGCAGCCTGTGCATAATTACGTGAATTGCTTGCACCTACAGAATTAAAATTCATATCACTAAGCGTGTGTCATATTCTTATTGTAAAGAATAGATAGAATAAAAAGGATACTAATATTGGCAAGAATGGCTGAGAACAATAATGCTATTGACCAAGGTTTATTTGGTTATCAGAACATCATGAAAGAGTTCTATAACTATAAACCAGATAAAGATGACAGCGAAGGTAGAGCTATCAAGAATAGCTTTATGGCAAATATGATTCAGTCTGGCTTTGATGCACAGCTAGCTAAGAGTATGGCTCAGACTCAGAGCAGCATTGCACAGAGTAATATGATTACCGCTGCTGACTTGGAGCAACGCAACACTGCATCAAATATGCAGCAAGAGTTTAACTATGGTATGCAGTCAATGGGAGCTCAGTACGAGCTTCAAAATAAGTTTGCTGAACAGCAGTATAACCGTGACTTAGGAATGGTTTCTGCAGTAGGAGACCAGACACGTTTAAACATCGGTGCTCAAGGTGAGCAAGACAGACTGACGACCGTAACCCAAGGAGAGCAGACACGTCTCAATACCCAGACTGCTGGCTCAGAGCAACGTAAGGGTATGGTTACTCAAGGTTCACAAGACAGGCTGAATATCGGTTCAACTGGTGAAGAGAGCCGTAAGAACATTGTGACATCAGGAGAGCAAGAGCGTCAGACCTTACAAACTCAAGGTCAGGTGCAGCAGGGAGTCATCGGTAAGCAAGGTACAGAGCAGCGTGAAACCATCAAGGTGACAGGCGACCAGCAACGTCAGACTGACAGCAATATGGGTACAGAGACCCGATTGACTGAAGAGACTAAAGGTCAGCAGCAACGCTTGACTGATAGCAACGCTGCAACAGAAGGTCGTAAGACAATTGACTTCACTGACCAGATTGAGGGACGGAAAGAGAACAGGCAGTCAGCACGTAGTCGTGCAATGGCAAGGAGCTTCTAATGCCTACGAAAGAAGCGACAGGCGGTAAGATCTACCTCACATACGTAGACCAATGGCTTGATACCTTACCTGCTGCTGAGAGTGAAGACTTTAGAGAATTTGCTGAGGTTACTCCATCAGTAATTGAAATTTGGGTATATGCAGGAATCTTGAAGTATCCAGGTACGTTCAACGATTTAGCACGTTGGACCAAAATGAAGTTCAAGAAACTTAACCGTCGTGAAATCTTGAACAGTGAAATCGCTGCATTGCATAGTGATATTCAAGACTTGCGTATGGCAATCACATCAGGTGAGATTAAAGGCTCTGATGGTGCTCAACGTTTGGCATCACTAGAAAAAGAACTGCGTAGTCACATTGAAACGTCTGACCGTATGAACCGCACTACTGACAAGCGAGGTCTCATCCTTGCTGGTGCAGACCGTGTGATGCGTGAGATGACTGCAATCTTTAAAGATGACCCACAGTTTGCTGAGCCTATTGAGAATGCAATGAATGCTGTGTGGTCAAAGATTTACAGTGAAGTCAGTAACGGGTGATGGAAGAAGAATACAACAGTCCGTATAGACCAGAACTAGCTGCACTACCTGAAGTTAGAGAAGGAAAGCTAGATAAGATACGACTGCAGAATACTCTTGTCAAAAGGCTTCCATCTCTACCTGCCGGTAACTTTCCAGCACAAGACTTATCGTTTACAAACTACAGAGCAGAGCAGGCTGCAAAATATGCAAACGAGTTAGAAGAGTCATACGGAATATCTAGAGGGCAGACACAGAGAAGTAGAGCAATTGCAAAAGCAAAGAACTATCAGGCACAGAAGGCTGCTGAACGTAGTTCACGGAATGCATATCAAACGCAGCGTTCTATGGTCGGACGTAGTAAGCGTGCATCAAAGTCATATCATCTAAACTTTGCACGTCAAATGGGATTAGGCACAGACTTGTATCGCTAGGAAGTTAGACTGAGACAAATAGTCTAGTTTTATGGCAATACCTAGTGCAGCATTAGCATATAGACGGTCAGCACTAATGACCGCAACGAAGGTAACAACAAAAGCACCTTCAGAAGATGTCTTGAGAGCAAGGGATGACTTCAAAGACTTTTGTGTATTTATGGGTAAAGCACCAGCAAAGCATATGTTGGAGTGGCACGCTGAGTTGTGCACAGGTGAAGATAGCGAGTGCTTGATGGGTATTGGCGGACCAAACACCGCAATCCTTGCACCACGAGGTTCAGCTAAATCCACAGTCCTTGGATTGTTTGCAGCGTGGATGATTGGTAGGCACGCAGCTGCAAAGAAAATGCTGCGTATCCTGTATATCGCTTATATGGTTGATATTAGTCGTGCTAAGTCTGCAACCATCAAAGGCATTCTGACAAGCAGTAAATACAGAGAAGTCTTTCCGATGGTGAGGCTATCAAAAATCAAACGTAGTGACGAATACTGGAGTATTGATTATGACTTTGCGGGTATTGATACAGCAGGTGAAGAAGCTTTCACCATTGCGTGTGGAGGTCTCAAAGGTGCAATTACCTCTAAACGGTCACAGCTCGTGCTCATTGATGACCCTATCAAGTCCGCTGCTTCCATCAATAACCCAGACATTCGCCGTGAAATGGAGCAGACGTGGTCTAATGTTATCGCGCCTACGATGTTCCAAGGTGCACGGGCTATCTGTCTGGGTACACGGTTCCATTTTGACGATATACACGCCACTCTGTTTGTACCGAAAAATAATTGGAAGCAGATTGTTCAGAAAGCTGTTTTAACAGACGCTGACGGTAGACAACGTTCATATTGGCCAGAGTTCTGGTCAATGAAATACCTTAATGAACGTAAGGCAGAAGACCGTGTTGCATTTGCATATCAGTACCTCAATACTGCTGTACGTAATACAGACGTTGGTATCTCACCAGAGCTGATTGTGAAACAAGAAGTACCTGAAGATTATGACTGCTTAGGTGTCGGCATTGACTTGAGTGCTGGATTAAGTGAGAAGAATGACTGGACCGTAATGACACTTGGAGGCGTCAAAGAAGGAAAGATTTATCTGATTGACCAGAGGCGTGCCCGAACAATGGGCAACCTTGAGAAGATGGATACCTTATGTGAAATGCTTGCAGACTGGAACATCCTGCAAGAGAACGACGAAGGGCAATACTTCCCAACAATGTCACCGTGCATCATATGGCCTGAAGCAGTTGCATATCAGACATCATTTGAAGGTGACTTCAAGCGAATTATGTTTGAAGACCGTGCACTGTATAACCTGCACTGCTCACCAGTCAAAGGCTTTAAAGGTGACAAGTTAGCCAGACTGCGAGGCGTGCTTGGTTTATATGAGCATAAACGAGTGGTATGGAACAAGTGGCGTAAGTGGGACGTGCTTGAAGAAGAGCTATTGAACTTTGGACACAGTCAACACGATGATGCTGTGGACTCAATGGTGCTTACCATAGGAGGCCTATTGAGGAGAGGTAATCTACAATTAGACTACAATAAGGATAGTTTCACTATCTAAAAAGAGATGCGCGATACTCTTGGTAGCCGGTTTCAGCGTATGGCTGGAAGCGATCAATTTTTCTCTGACTTAAACAAAGGCTTACAGAAACCTCCTAGCCGTAAGATTGATGTGGGAGATTATGGCAACTTTGATAGTGGTCAGAATGAGAATAGCCCTACCCCAGGTAGCGGACCCGGCTCCTTTGGCAAGCAGGTAGAGCGTGAAGTAACGCTGCGTAATTCAGGGTTCACCGATGACAGCCAGGGTAGCTACAGACGTGCGATTGATATGAAGCGTAACTCAGATATCTTCAAGAATGAGCCAGGTGGTGGTGATGCATCTGGAATCGTTGGTAAATACATCAACAGCGCAAAACAGAATAATCCGATTAATGTTGAAGCATTAGATAGAAACCTGCGTCGTGGTCCTCTGTATCACGAAGCCAAAGCAGAGCTTGAAGAACTCAAGCTGTACGGTGACCGCTATCGCTTCGGACGTGAAGACCTGCCATCCTTTGCACGTCCTGATCCTATGGAAGAAGTAGAGAAGCCTGACTTTGAAGGTATTGGCGATAAGTACACCGATAAGATTGAGGATCTTAAAATCAAAGGCTAATTCAGTAGACTAAAACAAATAGAGAAAACATATGAGTAACCAAATACAGTCAGAGTTTAAGAATATCCTTACTGCAGCAAAAGAGCGAAGAGGAGACCTGTCTGTAGACAGTATGATTGTGTCCTCTCATCTTTCACAGATGCGGATGTTTATGCTGCGTCGTGGAATTGAGTTCTTTGCGGAGCAAGATAGCTTTGGCAAACGCCGTGAGTTCATTGCCAAGGTGTGTGAGCACAATATGCTTGAGATGAAACTCGACAGCATTATTGATTACTTCTTATGTGACGGACAAGGTCTGTTCTACTTTAGACCTACAGGTGATGAGTATCAAATCCTGTTCTTCCCGAAAGATAGCTACCGTGCTTATCGGGACCAGAACAATGATATTGAAAGCGTTGTACTAATCTACAGCTTTGCAGTCAAGCAAGAGAATGTACTGACGCCATACGAAACAAACGATGGTCGTGGTAATAAGAAAAAGTACATCCGACTGAAAGTATATAAAGACCGCATTGAACAAACAATCTCAAACGAGAAACTAGAGT